CTACGCGATCACAATCGGCGGGGGCGGTGCGGCGGGTGCAACGGCGGCGAGCGGCACGGCCGGGAAAAATGGTGGAGCCGGAGGGGTCACGCGTTTCGGCACCTTGCTGGCGCTCGCGGCTGGTGGCGGAGGGGCAGGTGGTGACATTACCACCGGCGCTGGTGGTTCTGCGGCCAGCTTGGGGGCTGGCGGTGGATCTGACGGAACCGATGCCCGTGGGCAGTACATGGGGGGTGACGGTGGCCCTGGTGGTCCTGGCCCGTTCGGTACGGCCGGTGGTCGCGGTCGCGCGGGTGCGGGTTCTGGTGGTACCGGTCGCACCGGGAGTGGTTTCGGCGGTGGCGGCGGTGGCGGTGGCGCGGGGTATGGCACTGCAGGCGGCACTGCTAACGGCGGCGCTGGGAGTCCCGGACTCCCTGGCATTCTGATTCTGGAGTATTAAACAATGCGTTACGCCTACTTCGACCCGATCACCCGCGAGGTGATCGGCTGGTTTGATACCGAGGCTCTGGATTGCATCCTGCCTGACGCGGATCTGTTGATACCTCTCACCCGAGACGCGTGGGAAGCCAATGCGCACGAACCCCGCTGGGTGGATGAAAACCATGTGCTGAGCAGCGCCCTGCCTGTTGTGCCGGTCAATCTCGATCAAATCAAGGCCAACAAGCTGGTCGAGATTAGCAGCGCGTGCGCGGCTGCCATCGTCGGCGGGTTTATCAGCAGCGCCCTGGGCGAGCCTCACACCTATCCATCGCAAGCGACTGATCAGTCCAATTTGATGGCCGCCGTACTGTCCTCGCTGTCGGCCCCGGCCAAAAACTGGGAAACGCCAATCTGGTGCGTCGACGCAAAGGACGAAGGCGCTTACCGCCTGCACACGGCTGCACAAGTGCAGGCGGTGGGTAATGATTCGTTGACTGCGCGTAATGCCGCGCTGACGCGCAAAGCAGTGCTTGATGAGCGCATTCGACAGGCTGTGATCGTCGAGCAAGTCCAGTCATCGAGCTGGCCAACCAAATAGGAACCGGCGCTGTATCGCGGTTCTCCCTGAACGCCCCGTAACCGGGGCGTTTTCGTTTCCGTTCTGTTTTCCCCTGGGCCTCGCTATGCGGGGCTTTTTCATATCTGGAGATTGGCTCTATGACTTTCTTTCACGGCATCACCATGACGACCGTTGACACCGGGGCGCGCACCATCGCGCTGCCGTCGTCCTCGATCATCGGCTTGTGCGACGTCTTCACCCCAAGTGTGGCACCCGAGGTCGTCCAGTTGGCAGCCGTCAACGAGCTGAAAATGATCACCAGTGAGCGCGAGGCCATTGCAGCCTGGGGCGCAGACGCTCCGATCACCAAGGCCTGCCAAGCGATCTTTGCGCGGGCCAAGGCCGTTATCGTGGGGTGTGGCGTAGCTGCAGGTTCGACCGCTGCCGAACTGACCTCTGCCGTCATCGGCGGTGTGCTCGCGTCCGGCAAGCGTACCGGTCTGCAGGCGCTCATCGACGGTAAGAGCCTGTTCAATGCCCAGCCGCGACTGCTGATCGCGCCCAAGCATTCGGCCACGCTGGCCGTGGCCACCGCGATGGATGGTCTGGCCGCCAAGCTGCGCGCCATTGCCTTGGTTGACGGGCCGGGCACGACCGATGAAGCGGCGATGGCCTACGCGAAAAACTTCGGCAGCAAGCGCATCTACCTGTGTGATCCGGGCGTCCAGTATTGGGACACCACGACCAGCAAGACCATTGATGCCCCGGCATCGGCCTGGGTGGCTGGTCTCTTTGCCTGGACCGATACGGAGTACGGTTTCTGGGCGTCGCCGTCGAACAAGGAGTTTGTCGGCATCACCGGCACCACGCGACCAGTCGAGTACCTGGCCGGTGACGCGACGTGCCGGGCCAACCTGCTGAACAACGCCAATATCGCGACCATCATTCGCGACGACGGCTATCGCCTCTGGGGCAACCGCACCTTGTCCAGTGATGCGAAGTGGGCCTTCGTGACGCGGGTCCGCACGCTCGACATCGTCATGGATGCGATTCAGGCGGGCCACAAGTGGGCAGTCGACCGCTCGATCACCAAAACCTACGTCAAGGACGTGACCGAGGGTCTGCAGGCCTTCATGCGCGACCTGAAAAACCAAGGGGCGATCATCAATTTCGAGGTCTACGCGGACACCGAGTTGAACACAGCCAGCCAGCTGGAGCAGGGCAAGGTCTACTGGAACATTCGGTTCACCGACGTGCTGCCTGCTGAAAACCCGAATTTCCGCGTTGAAGTCACCAACCAATGGCTGACCGAAGTCCTCGAAGCTGCTTAAGGAGCGCTGTACATGATTCCGCAAATCCTCACCAACACGAACCTGTTCGTCGACGGCGTCAACTTCAGCGGCGACCTGCCGGGCCTGACGCTTCCCAAAATGACAGCCAAGACCGAGGAATATCGCGGCGGTGGTATGGCCGGTCCGATTGAAGTCGACATGGGCCTGGAAAAGATGGAGGCCAGTTTCACGACCAACGGCGTGCGCCGCGAGTCGTTGAAGTATTTCGGCCTGTCCGATCAGACCGCCTTCAACGGCACGTTTCGGGGCTCGTTCAAGGGCCAAAAAGGCGTGGTCACCCCGGTGGTGGCCACCCTGCGCGGCATGCTGAAAGAAGTCGACCCCGGCCAATGGAAGCCCGCCACGGTCGCGGAGATCAAGCACAGCATTGCCGTCTCCTACTACAAGCTGGAAGTCGACGGCCGTGTCATTTACGAGATCGACATGGTGAACATGGTGCGCGTGATCGACGGCGTGGACCAACTCGCAGCAGAACGCGCCGCCCTTGGCCTTTAAGGAATGAACATGACTCAAGTAACTGGAAATACCGAAGCCACAAAACTGCCGTCTTGGCTCGCTCTGACGGATTCAGGCGTGACCATCACGCTGAAATACCCGGTGGAAATCAACACCGTGAAAGTCAACAAGGTGAATATGCGTGCGCCGTGTGTCCGGGACAATCGGGCGGCAGCCGCGGCTGCCAATGGCAGTGCCGAGGCCCACGAGGTGTATCTGTTCTGCAGCCTGATCGAGGCAGGCAAGGACGATCTTGACCGCATGACCCAGCGCGATTATCGCCGCCTGCAGGAAGGTTATTTTCGCCTGGTCGAAGAGGATGAATTGTAATCCCGAGACCATGAGACAGGCGGCGCGCAAGGTGGCAGCAGAGTCGGGTTTTTCCGCTGCCGAGATCCTGGCCATGCCGTTTAACGAACTGCTGTGGTGGATCACGGATTGATCCCCATTACTGCGCCTCGGGTGGCCTATGAGTGAAAGTTTAAAGCTTGGCCTTGTGATCGGCGGCGCAGTCAGTGCGACCGTGGGCAAGGCCTTCAAAGACGTTGAGAGCCGTATCAAGGCACTGGACGACAAAGGGGCCAAGGCTCGCATCCTGCAGAGCACGATTGGCGAAACGATCAAGCTGCGTGAAGAGTGGCGAAAAGCCCATGCGACGGGGCAGGCCGGTGCGACAGCGTTACTGTCACGATTGAATTCAAACCTCGACAGCCTCAAAGCGCAGGGCGTCGAGGTCGGGCGGCTGAGCAAAGCCTACAAGGACATGGGCCGCACGGCACGCTCTGCTGAACTGCAGGCCAAAGGCCGACGGCAGATGAGCGAGGGACGGGAGACGGTCAAAAGCTCGGTCGGGCAAGCCGTTGTCGCGGCCGGCGCTTTGGCAATCCCGACGAAGGTGAGCGCGGACTTCGGTGCGATTGTTCGCGACATTGCGATCAAGGCAGGCATTGCCAACAAACCGCAGGAAGCGGAGATGTCGCGGACCATCATCACGACGGCCCGTGACACCGGGATGGAGCGCAATCAGGTCGCCGACGTGGTCAACCAGCTGGTCGGTGCCGGTATGGAGCTGAGCAAGGCGCTGGAATATGCGCCGGTTGCTGCCAAATTCGTGGTCGGTCAGGGTTCCGAAGGGACCGACACGGCCAAGATGATCAATGCCCTGGGGCAGAACGCCAAGATCACCGATGCCAAGGAAATGCAGCAGGCTCTGGAGGCCATTGCCTACCAAGGGCAGGCAGGCAGCTTTGAGGCCTCTGACATGGCCAAGTGGTTTCCCGAACTGCTGGCCAACATGGGCAGTATCGGCATCACCGGCATGGACGCGGTGACGCAGTTGCGATGCTGCAAGTCCAGATGAAGACGGCGGGCAGCTCCGATGAAGCGGCCAACAACCTGAAAAACTGGATGGGCAAAATCGGTGCATCGTACACGGTCGAGTCCTACAAAAAGGCCGGGATCGATTACGAAGGCTCAATGCAAACCGGTCTGCAGAAAGGCATGTCCACGCTGGAGTCCAGCATGGCGCTGGCCCAGCAGTACATCCAGAAGACGGACCCGAAAAAAGCCGAAGCGATGGCAGCGGCCACGGCCAAGATCAGCAAGGAAACCGACCCTGCCAAAGCCAAGGCCATGATGGAGTCGCTGTCGCAGGCGTTGAAAACCGGCGACATCTTTGCGGACATGCAGGTCAAGGCGGCGCTTACCGCATACCTGCAGAACAAGCAGCTTTATAACGACCTCAAATCGCAGTCCCGCAACGCCTCGGGGATTCTCGACAAGAACCTGGCTGAGCGCCGTGAAGGCTCATCGCAGAAGTGGGCCGAGCTGTCTCAGGCGGCCAACGATGCCATGCGCAGCGTGGGCGATGCGATCCGCCCGGCTACGGATACTGTGGCGCAAGCGTTGACGACCGTTGCCCAGGGCATCACGACCGTCAGTGACAAGATGCCTAACCTGGCGATGGGCCTGACGGGTGCCGTGGCGGCGCTGCTGGCTGCCAAGACAGCCTTTGGGGCATTCAAAATCGGCAAAGGGCTGATGAACATTGCCAGAGGCTCTATCGGCGGTGGGCCGGGTAAGATTCAGCAGGTCTTTGTGACCAATGCGAATGCCGTAGGCGCTGCTGCAGGTAAAGTATCAGGCGGCGCACCTGATGCGGCGGGCGGGAAAAAAGCCCGTGTCGCAGCGCTGTTTGGCGTAGGGCTGACAGTAGCCGCCAAGGCGCGTGAAAAACTGTCCGATAAAGACAAGCCTGGTGATGCGAAAAGCGGCGATACCAAGGATGACGAGGCCAAGGGCGACGAGGCGGACGGAGAAGCCCCAAGGCCCAAGGGGTTGCTGGGTGTAGGCTTTACGGCGCTGGAAGCCTACCGCGAAGCGCTGGAGGCGGGGGGGGACCCCGAAGGGGGGG